CATCGGATATTGCCCCTGGGCGGCATACAAAAATCTCAATCACGACTTCTCTCCCTCTGCGTTGGCGCGGTCGATGCCCAGGATTTCACGGGCATCATCGAATGCTTTCCTAAGCAAAGCTTGGGCGGCACATCTGTCCGTGAAACTGGCGCTATTCGCTAGAATGGTGTCGGCGTTGACCAGATTCAGTAGCACCGTAAGTAAGATCGGGCTTCCCTCGCTCAGCGTCGGAGCAGTAGATGGTTTTCCGAATGCCTTTGACAGTGCTTTAAACAAGTTGCATTGCGGGTCGAAAGAAATGTGGTTCTCCGTTACCCAGTTCGTCACAGCTTCGAAAACCGCATTGCGCACAGGATCATATTTCGTCGGGGAAGTGGCGAGCGCATGACAGGCATCGCATTGATGCAGATGCTTGCGCTTCGTGTCGCTCGTGTGCCACGGATCATCAGTCGGGGCACCGCAGAAGTCACAAGTCAACGGCTCATCCGGTAGCGTCGAGGCAGTGGCGAGTGCGGCGCGGGCTTCATCGCCCCATTTCGGGAGCGACTGCCAGGCGATGATTTTGTCCCCGTTATCGCAGATGTTTTCGTAGACGTATGCGTACTCGCCACTCATATCCATGCCGTGCATGAACCAGCCGGTGCGCGGTTTCGCTTCGTCGTCTTCGTTGTCATCGACATACGCGTTAGCGTAATGGGCTGAGAACACGAATATTTTGCTCGGGTTGTGCGCGCGACGGCATGCCACGATGAACTCGTCGGCATCTCCGTGCTTAACTGGCGGCTCGCCGGTTTGCCACGCCGCCCGCTCGTCCACCGCCTCCCGCCCCTCAGCAGGCATTACGCCATGCGGACACAACCTGCCGCCCACATGCTGAATGAGCGGATAGCCGCACCTTGCGCATCCAGAGCCCGAATCTTTTGCCCTGTAGTGAGGTAGTCCCTCAGCAGGCGCAGCGCTGGCTGCCAGCATCCCGTGCCGTTCATGCCACTCGCGCCACGCCTGATCGCTGCGGATGCCCATCCACTCATTCCAAGCCTTGCGACGCTCGTTCATGTCGCTCGGCATCGCATCGTCTTTGCCCGGTGCCATCATGCCGGTTTCCTGCCGAAACCGCTCGGCGAACCATTCGAAGCTGGCGTTCCAATCGAAGCTCATTTCGATTCCCCCGTCTGTGCCGCATGGGCGGCTAGAATGTTTTGCGCTTCTCGCATGAACGTGTAGAACGAATGCTTGTTCGCGGAATCGAACAGTGCCATTGCGATTACATCGCTCAACTCGACGCGCGCCGATGGTTGCCCCATGTACTTGTGGACAAAATGAAGCAGCGAGCGCTCGGACGGCTCGGCAAAGCAGTTCGAGTATTCCCGGCTGCGGCCAAACGCTTCGGCGGCGTCTTCCAAGATTTGTTCGTCTGTTACCGGCGCCCCGCCGTCGCCTTGCTGCTCGGCTCGATAACATGGCCCATCAGTTCTATGCACGGTGTTCAGGGCTTTCGTGTCACCACATATGCATTCATGCTTCGCGCCGTCGCCTTGCTGCTCGGCCTTCGGATGATGGCACTTGCCCTCGCCGCGGCACTGGCCCGGCAGATCGCAGATGCGGAACGAGCAGTTCGCGAACGGAGGGTTGGTGTCTTGCTGCTCGGCTTGTGCGGGCGCGGCGCTGGCCCTGCATTCGGACAGCGCATATTTCTGCGCGCACGGAGTCGGCGGATTGTCGTCAGGATGGCATGTGCAAGGGCGCTCTTCCTCTTGCTCGGGAGGGGCGGGCTGAGACTCAGCCTCATCAGCCCCGGCGCGGTGCTTCCATTCGTCGAATTCGGTCACATCGATGTCGAACAGATGACGCATAAGATGCGCGGAAGCCTTATTGGCCTGGTGAGGCGTTACGCCGATAGCGTCCATGATCGGCATTGCAAGATTGCAATGCCACGCCCAGGCGTAAGCCGGATCGGCGCGTAGGGCTCTCGTAATTGCAGCGGGCGGCGCTGCATCCCCCGCACCAGATAGCGCGGCCTGCGCGCTCAATGCAGCAGCAAGAACTTGCCCTTCCTCGCTTTCCCATGCCGGGTTGCCATCTCGGCGGCATGCTCTGCCGTAGTTGTCGATCAGGCGCTTCAATTCTTCGCTCACGATTTCTGCTCCCCTTGCGACAGCATCATTTTCTTCAGTTGCTCGTAAATAGCCTCAGCAGCCTCTCGGTTTTTTGGCGTGACGGTGATGTACCCGCCCTGGTTGATTACGCCCTTGACCGGAGCATCGAAACCCTCTGGCGCTACCGCAACGTCCTGATGATCTATGGGTATGCCGATAAATTCACGCACTTCAGAGAACAGGTATTGGAGCGTGGTGACGTGGCCGCCATCGTGCCAAGCACGCAATAGCGTCCCCAAAAGCCAAAAAGCGTGTGATTCTCGGTTCATCGCTGGGCCTCTCATTATTTCTGCCCCTTCGATTCGTATTGTTTCGCATGCTGCTTGCAGAAAATGCCTTCTGGCCCATGCCCATTTTTGCGAGAACACTGATGGAACAAATAATCCCGGTGGATCTCTTCCGCGCAGTTCGTTACGCAATAAGCTCGACCGCCCGGACATCCAGCCCATGCTCCATACCGATAAGCCAGCGCTTCGTCCTTTGTCTTTGGGCCACTCATTTCTGCTCCTTTGCGCGTGATAGGGCGGCGCGGGCCTGCTCGATGTACTGTCCGTCTTTATGCCGTCTTGTGTCGCCGATGCGTTCAAGTTGATCGGTGATCGCTTCCAGCGCCTCTACTAGCTCAGCGTTGATGGCTGCGACGGGAGGGTTGTCGAAAAGAGCCGTCCATCCATCTGTTTCCGGCTCGGTATCAGTCCATTCGGTGATATCCGTTTTCCGTATCCACGCTACCGCCTCCTTCCCCGCATCAGCGGCTTGGGCGGCTTCGAGCGCGACCTTTGCTCTTTCCCGAAAATCCTCGCCATAGATCATTCAGTTATCGTCTCGATTGACGTTGCAGATGTCAGCGTTGTGATTCGAAAGAGCGCGAGCTGCTGCGGTGATTTGCGCCTCAAACGCGGCTCGTTGGGGGTCGGTCATGGCTTCATCCTTTGAGGCTGGCGCGCAGCGATTGAACCCATGCCGTGCGGCTCGCGGCGCGCTCAACTTCCTTGCGATGCTCGTCTTCATATCGGGCGAGATCAGCGCGTGCTCGTTCAAGCTTGTCGGCGATCCACTCTGCGGGTGCCTTGCGATGCGGCGGTTCGTCATAGGACGTATTGCAATCAAACCGGATCGACTCCGTGATCTGCTGAATCATGAAGTCCTTTAAGCCTTGGTGATCGCTCGATGGCGGCGTCCAGGCGTTGACCCTCTCGAGCATCGATTCATACTTGGCTTGCAGGTCGGCCGCTTTCTTCATTCGATCGGCGTGCGCTTCTACCTGAAGCTGATAGTCCGCTTCGGCCTCGCGTTCAACATCGGCAGCCGTGAAGGCCATCAGGCGGTTTAGCTCGACGTGCTCTCGCTCCAACCACTCCTGATAGTGTGTCGATGGTTCGATCCGATCCGGTATCGGCGCGTCCGATGGATCGTCGCGCATCGTCACCAACGCACCGAACGCGCGTGCGCACTGCATTGCGAACTGTTCGAACGTGATGCCATCGGCGATGGCGGCTGTGTATCCGGTGGGCATTTCATCTCTCTCTAAAATATGTCCTAGCGGGCATAAAAAGCGCGCATCCGATGGGGCGCGCGGGAGGGGTTCACTTCGGCAAACGTTCTGCGATATCGCGAATGCGCGCGACAAGACGATCGGGCACGTGGACAATTTCGGCGTGCTCGCGCACCGCTGCGATGGCCGGGCGTAGCGACTCGCGGTCGCGAGGTTCAAGCGTTTCAAGGTGCGGTGCGATGCGTTCTAGCGCGGCTCGCATGGCGTTGTCGGCGGTCATTTGGCGTCCCCGCTCAGGTATTGCCGACGCGCCGAGTAAGCGGCCTCGATGCGATGCATGCCGTCCGCGCCGATCGAATCCGCGTCCATACGAAAACCGTCCATCGCCAGATCGAGCACGTCAACGTCTTCCGCCTTGTCGATCTGCGACACGATCTCGTCTACCGTCGGCGGCGCGGGCGTTTGATCGAAGGCTTCCTTTTGCTCGGGCTGCTTCTTTGCCTTCGCTGACGCCTTCGCCGCCTGCGCCTTGGTCGTAATGTCCTTGAGCGTTGTCGTGTCGCCGGGCGTCGCCACGTCGGCCATCTCGAACCATTCCTCGGGCTTGCTCATGCCGTCGCGCAGGCTCGCAAAGATGCGCTTGAGCGATACGACCTGGGCGGGTTGAATCGAGTCGAGGCGGCGCTGAATGCGCTTCTCGATATGCTCCTTGGTGACGCCGAAGGGCTCGAAAGCGGCGATCATCTTCTCCATCGCCTCGGGGCTCGTATCGGCCTTCGCTTTGAGCGTGGCCGTCGCCTGCTGCATGGCCGCATCGACCACATCGCCCGGCAACTGCGCGATGATGCAGGCTCGCTTACGGCGCTGGCCCATGTTCGCCATCAACTCGTAAATGTCGCGCTCGTCCTTGAGCTTGTAGCCGCCCGACTTCGTGTCGCGCCAGTGCCGCACGATGAATTGGATTCGCGAGTTCGTGCGTGCTTCCAGATCGATACAGAACGCCTCCACTTCGGAGAACGGCACGCCATCCGGGCCGATGCCGCGCGAGCGCTCACGCAGGCCGTGCTCCATGTTTCCCCACTGCTGGGCGATGGCTTCCGCTGCGCGAATGCTCGGGCCGCTGATATCGCTGCCGCCTCGACTGAACTGATACTGCGACTGCTCGGCGAGCGTCGGCCGCGTGAACGCGTTGAGAATCTTGTCCATGTTCGCAACCACATCGCGAGGGAACTGTTGCGCCATGAGGTACTTGACCTGTGTTTCAGCGAGTTCGCGGCTTTGGTCTTGGCGTGCGCCGGCCGTCTCCGTCACAGCGGTGGTGGTGCGCGCGCCGAATGGCGAAGCGACTAGATCGTTCATGTCCTATTCCTGGAAAGCCCAGCCGGGCAAAGTGATAAGGGAAATCTCCTTCGAGTAGCCGGGCCATTCGCCAGACTCTTGGCAGCGTGCAAACGTCGCGAGATTGCGCGCATAGTCGGCGCGCCCCTGATCGCGCGAGGCGCCGTCGAGCATCATCGCGTTGGCCGCATACGGCCATTCTGTTTCCACAGCGACGAAGATGAACGCCAGAACGTCTAGGCCGCTCGCGTGCGCGAAGCCATCGCTGTAGAACGCGTCCTGCACGTGATAGCGCTTGCGCGCCGCTTGCCGCGCGAACTCTGACGGGCTCGCATTGCTGTACGTCTTCACGTCGAGCAGCACGACCGACGATTCTCCGCATGGATGCGACCAATCGGGCCGGCAGCGGCATTTCACACCCGTCGCCGGGTCAGTCCAGAAGGCCGATACCTCGGGGCGGCCGACTTCGAGCGCGTCGCGCACGTCCGGTAGGCCGCGCACCGATTCGGCTTGTCGCATCGCGGTGTCGTACTGGTCGGCTTGAATCGCGATACGGTCGGAATTCTTTTCGACAAAGTCTTTCCATATCTTCGTGTTCCGGTTGACGGTTGGGCCGACGATGTAACGCTTCTCGAACTCGGCCGGCTCGAGGATCGCGCAGTGCGCGAGGTTGCCTTCCAACTGCCCTTGCTTGGCAGCAGGCGCCGGGCGCTTCGGATGCAGATGGCGCGCGTAGCAGATCGCGGGCGACAGATTGATGTCGTCGAGCCACGTCTTGCTCACCGATTCGGTAATCGCGTGGTACTCATCGATCGACAGCGAATGATCGAGATACGCGGGGGCGGTTAGCTCGCTCACAACGAATGCTCCAAGTCAGAAGGGCGGCTGATCCTGATCGATCAGGGCGATGCGTTTCATGGCGTCGATGTAGCGAACCTCGGTCGCCTTTAGCACGTAGAACTTTGCGTTCGGCGCGGAGCGCGCGAGGCGCTCGGCCTCCGCTATTGCTTGGTGTTCGGATGCATGGCGGTGCGATGGCGGTGTTGCGCCTGTGGGGCACCACACCAGCCAGAACATTTGGTCTTCGCTCACACGAACCCTCCAACGTGGTGGATGGCCGTCATCCCTTTTAACGGATCAACGGCGGCTAGAAACACGGCTGCGGCGATGACGACTCCGATGATCGCGAGCCATAGCAGCAGAAGCTGGGCGGCGGATTTGAGGAAGTGCTTCATCGTGCTACCTCCCAAAATCCATGGGGTTCGGCGCAGTGATCCAGAAACCGGCAGAATTTTTTGCCATCCCAGAGACCTCCATTTCGCTTACCGTTCGACAGCGACGTGTGTGCGTTGCATAAGTGCCGTTGCCGGCCGGCGACCCAAAGGCGCCAGTGCGATGCTTATCGAATGCTGCTGACGAATTGAAATATTCCTTGCATCCTTGACACTGATTTCGGTCCCCGGTCAATTTCACGACACCATCCCTCCAAAATTGACTGCACTCCACCCCATCAGCATCCCCAGCGCGATCGCGAACAACCACGCGTGGATCGTTTCGCGACGGCGTGCGGATTTGGCGAGCAGCGCGTTGTCGCGATAAGCCCGTCTGAGGCCTTCGCGCGAAAGCGTGACCGTCACGTCGGAGTCGGTGTAGCGGCGCATGTCAAGCTCCCGTATGCTTTCGGATCGCCATTTCGATCGCTGCGACTTTTTGCTGAGCTTCGTCGATCCACGACGCGTACAACTTCTTCACGCCAAGCATGACCATTTCCGTCCCGCGAATCGCGATCGACGCATAGGTGCGCTGGTAGTCGATTTGTGTAAGGCATATGTCTCGCTTTGACTCGCCAACTCGGACTGAAATCTGCCTTTGGTGTCCGTTCAAGTTCAGCAACGACGCTTCGTACTCAAGTTTGTCGAGGGCAGATCGGGCTTTATCCAAGGACTCAAGTAGGTCGGCCACTTTCTTCGTGTCCATCTCACTCTCCCTTAACCACTTCGTCGATGCTCTGGCCCGTCGCCTTGGCCACAGCCGCCGCGCACAGCACTTGCACGCTCGATTGCAGGCCCGGCGTCTTGAGCACTTCGCGCAGGGCGGTGAGCATGCTTTGCGAGGCCGCGAACAGGCGGGCGTACTCGCGGCCATGAAGCGAATTCGAGCAATCGGCCACAAGCACGGCTCGGCGTCCGTCAAGCGGATGAATCGCCAGGACATTCGGTCCGACCGGTTCTAGGGCCGGGGCTTTGTGGATGTGCGGGGCGTCACTCATCTTTTCCTCGCGTATGGCCAGCGCCAGCAAAGAACGCGATCAGCATCGCGAACACGAACGCCCATACCAGGATGCCGACGACTATTGGGTGGATGTGGGTCATGGCTTACCCCCACACCCAGCCGCGTGTTTGCCAGTCGATCGTTTCGATGCGGCACTTGATCCGATGCCCGTTCGCGCACACATACTCGACGAGCAGCAGCATTGCGTTTTGAAGCGGGTAGAACGTCGTCACGTAGCCGGTGCGGTTCGATTCCATGTCAGGCCTCGATGGCAAGAAGGGATTGGATCTGCGCGTTGATCTCCGTGACGCGCTTGGTGAACTCGGCCTGCACACGCTCGCGCTCGCGCTCAAGATTGGCAACAAGTCCGGGGCGCGGGTCGAAGTTGTCGGGGATCTCTGCGACCAGCGTGTGCTCGCACACCTTCACGTACTTCTGAAATGAATCGCTGCGCTCGGTAACGTCCCAGTCATAGAAGCGGTACGTCGGCTCTTCCATCTTTCCGTACACGTCCGGGCAGGCGAAGATGAAGCCCTTGATCTCGATTCGCATGTCATTCCCCTTGCGCCAGCCGGCGCGTGATGATGCGTTCCTTGGCATGCGAAAGCTCGACGAGGATGCACGAGCACGACGCACGGTCGGCCGATGCAACCCACGTCATGAACTCGCGCTTCTTATCGCCTTCGAGTGCGACGAGCTCTTCGAGCAGATCGTCGAACGTCACGAAGCGCTCGATCCGCTCGCGGCGCTCGTACTCGGCTTCGGCGGCCTCGTCGGCCATTGCCTGCGCGCGCTCGTTGACGAATGCAACGGCGTCGTCGGTTTCGGCGGGGCGGAAGGAGAGGGTTAGGGTGGACATGGCGGGCCTCCGGTTAGCGCGGTGCGCTGTGCATGGAGGTAGTATAGATGCCTAAACTAGAGAGTCAAGTGTTCTAAACCATACGACCAAAAAAATTCCCGCAACTGAGGCGGGATCGCGTGATGCGGTGACGCGATGAAGCGTCAGGACGGCGGACGGCGGCAAGCAACCAACATCGAGCGTTTCATGACGGGGCCGGTGAAGAAGTTGCCGCCGCTTGCGGCTGCCGTCCGGCCGTTCTCGGAACCACCGGCGAGCACATCGTAGCCGTCGCCCTTACAAATATCGCCTGCCTTTTCGTAACAGGCGCCCCAACTCATAGCCATCCCGGAGCAGTCAATCGAATATGCGCGCCGGCCATCGGGCGAATAGGTCTCGTGGGACACCGCGCACCCGGCCAGTAAGGTTGCGAACGACAATGCAATTATTCTCTTCATTTGGCTCGCCCAAAGAAAAAAATCCCGCGCTAGGGCGGGATAGGATTGGCTTCCATTCAATGTCTCAGTTGCTTTAAAGCTCGTATGACGATCAGAAGGTGGTGCGCTATTTCGTCCATGACTTCTCGGTCTCCTTGCTGCTTCCCCGCTCGAGCGTCGCGATCGGGCGGTCGCGCTCGCCTGTACGAATCAAGATCGACTACCTGCACTGCACTATTTGCTTCCTGCATTTTTTTCCTCTACGGGTCCCTGGCGTTGGCGGGGCACCAGTTCCATTACCTCTCGCTCGGCAAGGTCAAGTAAATCGTGCTCCGCTTTTGCATCTTCTACATGGTGCTCAGGGAAGGATAGTAGGAATAAACCCGCATGTAAGACGAAAGACTTGCGCGCGCGGGCGCCAAGCCCGTCCAGGCGTTCTATGCATTCGATTAAAACGCTCGCCTCTGGGGACAGTGAGGGTTTATCCCTACCCTTCGGCTCTCCGTCGCCCATGACCAGCCATGCTGTTCGATATCCAAGTTCCTTTTCGATGCATGTGGCGTAGCTCATTTTCATCGACTTTATTTTTCCGTCCAACCACTGGTTGACGGTGCCCTTCGTTACGCCAGCAATCCTCCCGAGCGCCGCCTGATCTAGTTCAGGGTGCTCTGAAAATATCCGCTGGACGCGCTCGCTGAGTGTCTTCATGTTCAGGAATCTAAACGTGTTGTGGTTTAGAGTGCTTTCCTTTTTCGGTTTAGCGTCCTATACTCGCCGTCAGAGCATTTTGGAGCGGACGCGTGAACCACCTAACCAAGCAGCAGGCGGTTGGCATCTTTGGCACCGCGACAGCGCTTGCCGATGCCCTTGGAATCACTAAAGGCGCGGTATCGCAATGGCCTGATGACCTCGATACGCAGCGCACGGCAGCGGTGATCGGCGCCGCCGTTCAGTCTGGCCGCGCTGATCGCATTCCGGCCGGGTTCGTCTGTCAGCGCCAAATCAAGGAAGAAACCGACAGCACATAACGCGCCCACTCCCTTCTTCTAACAACACAAAAAGCGCGGAGTGGGACCGGTGAGCAAACGCATCAAACACATGAAGGGTGGCGGCATGGGTCGAACACGCGGTCGATCGATCGGCAAGCTCACGTCCGAGATCAAGGTTCGAGTGGACGATGAGACGCGCGACGAGTTGGATCGTCTGGCGTCAGACGCCGGGATGGATCTGTCGCAGTTCCTTCGGGAACTGGTGCTGATTCGCGTCTACGGCCGAGCCCACATTGCAAGGTTACAAGAGCGACGTTTGGCCATGGTCGCGGGAATAGGCCACGACGAGGACGACTAAGGGGCCGCAACATCGTCGCTCATTCGATATGACGTGGGAGGTGGAAGTGGAACTGTTTATCGACCTATTCATGCTGTCGCTGTGCGCGTTTGCATTTGGCGCGCCGATCGTTTGGCTGGTGTGGTGAGCTATGACAGTCGCCGTTCTCTTCGCACGCCACGACAGCATCTATAAGACGCTGCCCGGCTGCGACGTGTGGGATGAAGCACGCGACGCGCGCAAATGGCCCGGTGGTGCGCCTGTTATCGCGCATCCGCCGTGTCGAGCATGGGGCGGATTGAGTCACATGGCTAGGCCGAGAGAAGGTGAGCGAGAGCTGGCGATTTGGGCCGTGGATCGCATAAGGGAATGGGGTGGTGTGCTCGAACATCCACGTGCGTCGCGTCTTTGGAAAGAGTGCGGGCTGCCTGCCCCCGGTAAGAGAGATCGATTCGGCGGATTCACGTGGCCGATTCATCAAAACTGGTTTGGGCACCGCGCCCGAAAATCCTCTCTGCTTTACATCGTCGGTACTGAGCCGCGCCAATTGCCCTTGATGCCACTCGAGCTCGGAGAACCCGCGTACGTAGTCAGCACGTCGAGGCGAAATAAGGACGGCTCGCGCGAGGGAAACCGCCCGAACATCACGAAGCAGGAGCGGGAGCATACGCCTAGATTGCTTGCCGAATGGCTCGTCGAGCTCGCCCGTCAGTGCGAAAGCGCTATTCCATCGCGCCGCGAATCCGCCGCGATTTCCGATCTCTTTGCGGATTGCTGAGCATGAGTTCCATACCGCAACGCATCTTCGATATTCAGATGCTTATCGCATCGATGCGACCGGTGCGAGGCGACTGGCGCCAGCGGTTCCACGTCCTGCGCCACAACTACCGTATGTATGCCCAGGCGGTCGACGCCGGCGTCGTGAGGTGGGGATACCCATGCGATCCGTACATCGTCGGTGATTGGGCATCTCTGATGACTCCGATCGAGGCCGCCATGTGGGACGAGTTGCGCTCGGAAGGTTTGCCGTTTTGGCCGCAATTTCCGGTTGGCAAGTACATGGTCGACTTCGGCGATCCAGTGCGCCGCATCGCGATCGAGTGCGACGGCAAAGAATTTCATCAGGACTACAAGAAGGATGCTCGGCGCGACGCTGAAATCGAAAGTCTGGGTTGGTCCGTACACAGAATTTCCGGGCGCTCTTGCTTCGAAGACGAAGTGGCGTTCACCGACGAAACCGGGTTTCGGTACGGGCTTGATTTCTTTCGGGCGGGTATGAAGCGAGAGGAATCAGATGCGTGATTACGCCAAGATCGCACCGAAGTTTTGGACCGGGCAAACGGGAAAGGACATCCGAAAAGGAGGCTCGGAGGGGGTTGTCGTTGCCCTTTACCTGATGAGTTCGCCGCATTCAAACATGCTCGGGCTTTTCTATCAGCCAATGCTCTACATGGCCCACGAAACTGGATTGGGCATCGAAGGGGCATCGAAGGGCCTTAAGGCATGCATTGAAGCTGGTTTATGTGCCTTCGATGAGGCATCGGAGATGGTTTGGGTCTACGAGATGGCCTCCTACCAGATAGCCAATGAACTAAAGCCCGCAGACCGTCGGTGCATTGGCATCCAGAAAGACTATGAAGCCCTGCCGGCATGCCCTTTCCTTGGGCCATTCTTCGATCGGTACAAAAATGCTTTCAACCTGACCAAACGCCGTTCTTCTGAACCCCCATCTGTAGCCCCTTCGAACCCCCATCGAAGCCAGGAACAGGAACAGGAACAGGAACAGGAACAGGAACAGGAGCAAAACCCACTGTCGAGTTCGCGCTCAAGTTCGCCCGAAGTCGAGCAAATTTTCGCGTACTGGCAAAAGCGGATGGACTCGCCGCGATCGGTTCTTGACGACAAACGGCGAAAGGCGATCAAGGCCGCACTTCGCATGGGCTACTCGCCAACCGACCTGTGCAAAGCAATCCGAGGCTGTTCGCTCACGCCGCACAACATGGGCCAGAACGAGCGCGGGCAAAAGTACAACGGCATCACCTTGATCCTTCGCAGTGCCGACCAGATCGATCGATTCATTGCCAACGACGCGGCACCGCCGCGCGCCAACGGTCATGCGAACGGCGTGCTTGCGCACAACGATGCGGTAATGGCTGCTTTTCTCGCTGGCGACTCGCCGGCGTCCAGTGACCCGATGACGATCGACATGGAGCAATGAGCCATGACGCCGAACGACAAAGCCGAATTCGTGAAGCTGCTGAACCTCTGCTACGCGACGCTGCTCAAGCAGCTTCCGTCCGTCGAGGGTTTGCAACTTTGGATGACGATTCTCGAGCCGTATTCGATCGAGCAGGTTCGCGCGGCGCTGTCGGCGCACATGCGCGAGAGCAAGTTCCCACCGGTTCCTGCGGACGTGGTGCAGCGCATGCCCAAGGCAACCGATGATCGGCCCGACGCCAACGAAGCCTGGGCAATCTCGCTGCGCTCGCGCGACGAACGGGACACGGTCGTGTGGACGCAGGAATGCGCGGAGGCGTTTTCAATCGCATCCAGCGTGCTCGAAGGCGGCGACGAGGTCGGCGCGCGGATGGCGTTCAAGGCGGCTTACGAACGGCTTGTCGAAGCCTCGCGTGCTGCTGGCAAGCCGGTGCAGTGGATCAAGTCGCTCGGTCACGACCCAGCGCTGCGCGAAGCGCCAATCACTGAGGCGGTACGCGCCGGCCGTCTAGCCCTTGCTGACGCTCGCGCGGTGCTCCCGATGCTCGCGGCGCCCGATGACGACTACGACAGCACCAAGGCAGAGGCGAATCTCGCCGAACTGCGGCGAATGGTCCGATCGATTCCGAGTTCGGCCGAGAAACTCGCGAAGGCCGCAGAACTGCAAAGCACTGTTGCGCGCGCGGCGGTGGATGCCGCCAAGCGTCGCATGGCGCAGCGCGTCGCCGAGCACGAAGGGAGCCAGCCATGAGCGCCGACGGCAACGCCTGGGGTATGTGCGCGGCCTACGGCTGCCCGATGTTCGGCTCGTTCGGGGTGGGTGGGAAGTGGTACTGCTGCTGTCACTTCCGAGCCAATGCCGGGACAAACGACGCGATAACGCTCGTGCTGAACATGAATTCGTCGCTCGTCAAGGAATCGCTTTTGATTCGCCGAGAGGGCGGTCGATCAGCCGACCTGCGAGCGATCGAAGACAAGCTCGTGGAGTTGACCGCTGAGGCCGGGCGGCAAGAAGTCCTGCCGACGGCGCCCATCATCGGCCCCACGCACGCCATGCAGCACTACACCGACGAGCAGTAGTTTCACGCCCTAAAGGAGACGAGACGATGAGCGGAAAACCAGGATGCGGCGCCACGCAGCGCGCGCCGAAATTGGCAAAAGCGACGTATGACGCGATCGAAAAGGCCATCGAGGATCACGGCGAAATGACCGCGTACGAGCTTGTCGAGCGCACGGGACTGTCGCGCTCAACGATCAAGATGGCGCTGGAACGGCTGCGCAAACTCGGCATCGTGCGCATGCTTGGCAAGAAGCCGGATGCCACAAGAACGGGTATCAAGCCGCGTCTGTACGGCTTGGGCAGCGAGAAGGAATCGGCGGCCGAGGTGGACGAGGACGACTTCGATAGCCCGTTCAAGCGACCGCCTACGCTCGTTGTGGTGCACCGTCACCCGCAGGATGTGGCGTTCTTTGGCGAGTACGAGCGGAGGCAAGCAGCGTGACCATAATCATCGGCTGCGACCCGGGCCTGACCGGAGCACTTACCGCGCTCTACGCCGACGGCTCGCTCGAAATCCTCGACCTCCCGACGTGCGCTATCGAGACGGCCGGCCCGAAAGCCAAGGTCAAGCGCAAGATCGACGCGAAGATGCTGCGCGAACTGCTACGCCGACTCGTGCCGCCCGACGAGAAAGCCATCTTCGCGATGGAGGACATGCAACTGCTCGGCGGCTCTTCGGTGCAGACCATGGGCGCTCTCGCGCATACGCGGGGCATCCTCGAGGCCGTGGCGATCCTGTGCGGCATGTCCATGACCTACGTGACGCCGCAGCGCTGGAAGCGCTTCTATGGCCTGGGCAGCAACAAGGGAGATTGCTTGCGCGTGGCGCGCGAGCTATATCCGAGCGCACCGCTCACGCTCGCCAAGCACCACAACCGGGCTGAGAGCCTATTGATCGCCCGCTGGGCGCAACGCACTTTGACATGAGGTGATGAAGATGATCGGCAATCCATTCCTAGGCGGAATGAGCGGCATGGAAGCACTGCAACGCGAGCAGGAACGAATCTATCGCGAGCAAATGAACAGCAAACTTTTCAATCATCTGACCCAGCAGATGCAAATGCAGCAACAGCCGATTCCGGTGCCAGTTGCACCATCGCCGGTATCGGAAGACCGTCGCTTACTCGTCTTACTCGCGGAGGATTAAACACATGAAACTCAAGCCCTATAAAGAACTCGTCGCGCTGTCCAAGGAAAAGCTCGATGCGGCGCTCGCGCCCATGCGCGCTCGTCAGGTCAAGGCGCAGGCAGAGCTAGAAATGGCGAAGATCGACGAGCAACTGGTCTCGACGGAAGCGCGCATCCAGGAGCTATGCACGCAAAAGCAGATAGATTTCTCGCAACTGCTTCGGCTGCTCGACGATGCCGCGCTCGCTGAGCGTCGCCGCAAGCAATACGCACAGATCCTTGCCGAGTTGTTTCCGGCAGAAGAACAATAGGGCGCTGGGCGCAAAGGACGATGACGTGAGAAAAATCGGCATTGCAATCGTGTGCGTCGGCCTTGTCGTCGCGATCTCCGGCAAGTGAGCGGGACGAGGGGCGCTGTCATCAAATCACGGGGATTGAATGGACATAGCGACGCTTGAGCCAGCAACAACAACGGGGTGCGCCATGGATGACGAGGTGGATGAGTTGCTGGTCGAGTGGTACACCTGGCAATCGGAGTATCGGCTCAAGACAGGCTATGGACGCGTGTCCTCCGCGTTTCGCGATTACCGGGGACGCTGGGCCGATTCAGACGACCTCGCCGACCGGGCTCAGGCGGCAGCACGCAAGGCAGTATGCCAAGCGGTCGAGGCGTGCGTGGGAGAACTCGAACTGCGCGCGCGAATCGCCATCCAGACCGAGATGCGCAACCGCAAGAGCGGCGTCGTTGTGTGGTCATCGATACGCCTGCCTGGGCCGCTCAATGAGGAATACTCCCGAGCCAAGCAACTGCTTCTGCCGATCATGATCGATCGAGGTTTGATCGACGAGCCCTTGCAAATCTGAAAGGGGACGCATAGAATCGCGGTTCGTAGGGTGCCCAAGTTGCGCCCTCACACAATCCGCGCATTTCCCGAAGCCCGCCAGGCCCCAAGCCTGCGCGGGCTTTTTCGTTTGGAGTCCCCGAGAATGGCAAGTTCGTCGATTACGGCGGGTACCACGCGTACCCAGGCCGGGGCCACCCTTTTGACCGACAGAATCAATCGGGTGGACGTTTCAACGGCGGTTATCACGGGGGCGGGCGATGGCGTCATTCTCCCGATCGTGCTCGCCGGCACCGATGAGCGCGTCGTCATCAACAACACGGCGAACGAAATCCAGCTTTACGCGAGCGGCACCGACACGATCAACGGCGCGGCGGGCTCGACGGGCGTAGCCATCGGCCCGGGCGTCGTATGTCTCGCGGTGCTGGCGTCGCCCGGTGTGTGGGATGTCATGGGCGGCCTTGCGAGCACCACGCTGAACGGCGGTGGGGGTGGAGGCGGTGGTGGTTCGGGCAGCGTGACGAGCGTTGGCATCACGAGCAACGACGGTAGCCTGAATGTCACCGGCAGCCCGATCACCGCCGCCGGGACGATCGATCTTTCGTTGCCTGAGCCGATTCCGTACACCAAGGGCGGCACGGGCCTCACGGCACTCGGAACGGCCGGCCAAGTGCTCACGACGAGCCCGGACGGCTCTGCCGCGATATGGTCAACGCCCAACGTGCTTGCCGGCGCCATGACGGTGCTCGACAAGGTGGGTTCGCCTCAAAGCGTCACCGGCACGACAACGGAAACGGCGCTCCACACGACGGCGGTCCCGGGCGGCACGATGAGCGCCCACGGCGGCCTGATCGTGCTCTCGCGCTGGACTGTCACAAACAACGCCGACGTGAAGAATCTGCACATTCGGCTCAGCGGCATCAGCGGGACCGACTTCCTCGGCTGGGTGCCCACGACCAACAACACGGTCGAAGTCATGACGGTCATCCAGAACCGAGGCGCGACGAATCAGCAGGTCGGACCGCGCCTGAACAACAGCTTCGGCGCCAGCACGTCCAATTTCCAGACCGGCAGCATCGATACGAGCGGTGCGACGAGTCTCGTGCTGAGCGGCGCCTGCACGAGCACGGGCGACACGATCACGCTCGAATCGGCGATCGTCCTGGTGTTCTGAGATGAGCAATACGATCGGGCTTCACGCTGGCTCGGACTCGTCGAAGACTCAGTACGAGGCTTTCTCGACGTGGCTCGGGCAATTGGTGACGACGCGCATCGTCTTTGCGGACAATTCAAGTTGGGGCGGCATCTCGTCGCCCTACATGCTCGGCACCACCAAGACGTGGCTCGCGAAGGGCTCGCAGTACCGCGAGGTCATCACGATCGGTCTGTGCCCGACCGCGAGCACGCCTAGCTCGACCGGCGTTCACCTGTCGGCTGTTGCGAGCGGCACGTACGACTCGTACTTCACGACGCTCGGGCAGAACCTCGCGAATATGGGCAACAACCCGGCAACGGGGAAGCCCTACGCCAATCAGGTCGTGATTCGCCTCGGGCACGAGCTAAACGGCGACTGGTACCAGTGGGGGATCGGTGGCACCGCGAGCAACAAGCCCGGATCATGGAACACGCCAACGGACTACAAGAACGCGTACGCGCGCGTGGTCGGTCTAATTCGCGCCAAGGCATCGGGCGTCAAGTTCGACTGCAACTACGCGTTGAACGGCCGCACGATCAGCGGAGGGTTTGCCGGCGCCTATCCGGGCAATTCCTACGTCGATTACATCTCGGCCGACGTGTACGACGACTTCTACACCGGCAACTGGCTGGGCTTGCTCAATGGCACGGGCGGCATTCAAAACGGCGGCCTGACCGCGTTTCGTGCCTTCGCGCTGAGCAACAACAAGCCCGAGTCCTATCCCGAATGGGCGTGTGACACGTCGGGAAACGGCAAAGGCGACAGCATCGTTTTCATTACCGCGATGATTTCGTGGTTCATGTCGGTCGGCAGCAACGGGCTGGGCTATCAGTCGTATTACGACACCTCGGCATGGGCCGGAAACGCCGTGATCCACACCGGCACCGTGACGTGTCCGCGCGCCTCGCAGTCGTATCGCACGCTGCTATCGAAGGCGAACCTCGTGCTGACCAAAATCGCCGGTTCGCTCGTCAACGGCATCTTCACGCCGGTTTTGACGCCTCCCAAGAACCTCGGCTCGTACTGCGACGGCTCTAACTTCTACTACCTGAGCTAGCCCATGTCCAAACTTTCGAGCGCCAAGCGCAATGCCATGCCGAAGTCCGAATTTGGACTGCCGGGCAAGCGCGCCTATCCGATGCCCGATGCAAGCCACGCGGCCAACGCGAAGGCGCGCGCCTCGCAAGCGGTGAACGCCGGGCGCATGTCCAAATCGACCGAAGCCAAGATCGATTCGAAGGCCGATCGCGTCATGGGCAAGAAATCCAGCGGCGACGCGAAGCATCCGCAATCACACGCCGAATTCGAGGCGCTGGGGCGCGACTGACATGCGAGTGCTAATCGGTCTGCTCATGCTGTGCGCGCTCATCTACGTGCTCGGGCATTTCGGCGCGATGGGGTGTCACTGAGATGGCGAACAAGACCTCGTACCGCGACGAGTTCCGCGAACTGGCCAAGAACTATTGTCTGCTGGGCGCGAAAGACGCCGAGCTTGCGGACTTCTTCGGCGTGACGCAGCGCACGATCATCAACTGGCGCAAGAGCCATCCCGAGTTCGCCGAGGCGTGCGAAGCCGGTAAGACGCGCGCCGATTCGCTCGTTGCGCGCGCGCTCTATAACAACGCGCTCAGCGGCGACACGACCGCCTGCATCTTCTGGCTCAAGAACCGGCAGAAGCACGCATGGCGCGATCGGCACGAGATCGACCACAGCGGCAAGGTGGCCGTCGATCCGATTCAACTGCTGCTCTCGCAAGTCGAGGGCACGCCGCTCAAGCCGAAAGACGCTAAGTAAGCCATGGACGAGCGGATCAACCTCGAAGACTGGAAGAACCCGGTCTGGAGGTTGCACAACCTTTACTGGATCACCGACAAAGCCGGCGCCGTCGTCAAGTTCACGCCCAACGCCGAGCAGCGATCGTTTCTGGAAGCGCTGCATTACCGCAACGTCATCCTCAAGGCTCGCCAACTCGGCTTCTCGACGCTCATTCAGCTTATCTTTCTGGACGCCGCCGTGTTCAATTCGAACGTGCGCGCGGGCGTCATCGCCGACTCGCTCGATAACGTGACGGTGATCTTTCGCGACAAGATCAAGTTCGCCTATGACCGGCTGCCGGAAGGAATTCGCGCCGAGCGGCACCCGGTGCAGGACAGCACGAGCGAGTTGCTGCTCTCGAATAACTCGAGCGTGCGCGTCGGCACATCAATGCGCTCCGGCACGCTGCAATACCTGCACGTGTCCGAGTTCGGGAAGATTTGCGCCAAGCACCCCGAAAAGGCGCGCGAGATTATCACCGGCGCGATTCCCGCTGTCGCGCCCGATGGGTTCCTCTTCGTCGAATCGACGGCCGAGGGTCGAGAAGGCGCGTTTTACGACATGGTGGAGCGCGCCCGAAAGCGCATCGGTCAGCACCACCTGCCCGTCGAGGAACGCTTCCACTTCTTTCCCTGGTATGGGCGGCCCGAATACGAGGCCGATCCGCGCGCCGTCGTCATCTCGGCCAAGGATCACGAGTATTTCGACGACATCCAGCGCAAGGGCGGCTGTGTGCTGGGTGAGCGCAAGCGTGCCTGGTATGTGCTCACGCGCGCCGTGATGCGCGAGGACATGAAGCGCGAATTCCCAAGCACGGCCGACGAGGCGTTCGAATCGTCGAATGAGGGTGCGTGGTTCCGCGAGCAGTTCGATCTGCTGCGACGCGACAAGCGTATCTGCCGCGTGCCGTACGAGCGCGCCGTCCCGGTCAACACGTTTTGGGACTTGGGCGCGAACGACACGACCGCCATTTGGTTCCATCAGATCGTGGGCCCCGAGCATCGATTCCTGCGCTTTTACGAGGCCAACGGCCGCACGCTCGACCACTTCGTCACCTACCTGCGCGACACCGGCTACACGTTCGGTGCGCACTACCTGCCGCATGACGGCGATCACAAGCGCCTGAGCACCGGCTTTCAGAATCGGTCCGTGAAGGAAATGCTGCAAGACCTTGGCGTGCGCGACATAGAGATTGTGCCGCGCATCGACAACGTGACGGTCGGCATCAATCAGACGCGCTCGGCGCTCTCCAGCGCGTTTTTCGACGCCGAACTGTGCAAGGAAGGGCTAGACCACCTCGAAAAGTATTCGAAGGAGTGGGACGCCAACCGGGGCATGTGGAAAGACCACCCGAAGCACGACATCCACTCGAACGCGGCCGATGCGCTGCGCCAGTGGGGGCAGAAGCAGAAGAACCTCACGAGCGGCCCGCAGTGGGGCGCTGCCATCAACTACGGGAAGCTGGCAATCGCATGAGCATCGCACTCGATATGAAGGTCGCGACGTTGGACAAGCGCGTGACCGAGCTTGAGCAGCACTTCGGCGGCATGACGCGGCAGGATTTGCTCGCTCATCTGGCTCAACTGGAACTGCGCATCGAGCAGCTTGAGCAAAAGCGCGGCGCCAAGGCGAAGGAAAGCAATGGCTAAGCGCATGACGGACACCGAAGTGCTCGGGCTCATCGGCATGTACGAGAAGTCCGCGCTCGGCTCGTCCGTCGCGGCCGGGCCGTCCGTTGGCGGCAGCATCAAGCCGGCCAACCAGGACATGACGACGCTCGAGATTGACCGATACAACGCGCTGAATGCGTACTTTGCGCGCCCGCTCGGAAACGAGGTCGAGGACCGATCGCAGATCGTGCTACCCGAGCTACGCGATACCGTCGAGTGGATCATGCCGACGCTCATGCGCATGTTCGCGAGCGGCAAGCCATGCCAATTCGACCCGGAATCGCAGGGTGACGAGGATCAAGCCGAAATCGAGACGGAAGTCGTGAACTACGTGTTCATGAAGCGCAACGAGGGCTTTTTCATCCTGCACGACTTCTTCAAGGATGCCCTGCTGCTGCGCAATGGCTACATCGATTCGTGGTGGGAAAAGCGCCGCAAGGCCGTCGTCGAGACGTACTCGGGGCTCACCGAAATCGAACTCGCCATGCTGATGCAGACCGACGACGAAATCGAGGTGCTCGAGCAATCCGAGAAGATCGATACCATCGTCGGCCCGCTGGGCCCGCAGCAGTATTCGTGCTTCGACGTGAAGCTGCGCCGCGTGACGATCGAAAAGCGCCCGCGCGTCGAGTGCGTGCCGCCGGAAGAAGTGCTCGTGTCGCCCCAGGCGCGGCGCGGCCTGGAAGATGCCCCGTTCGTCGAGCGCAAGCGCACGGTGCTGCGCTCGGACGTGTTGGAGATGGGCTTCGACAAGGCTGAGGTGGATCGCATCGAGGTCGCGCGGCCCGACTGGCTGCAACTCATCAAGATCGCGCGCGACGAGGTGACGGACGAACTAGGCGAGGAAGAATCGAGCGATCCGGCGAGCCAGCAGGTCGAACTGCGCATCGTGTGGATCCGCGTCGATTACGACGGCGATGGCATCGCCGAGCTTCGGCGCCTGGTTTTGGCCGGCGACAAGATTCTCGATAACGACGAATGCGAGGAATGCTCGCTTTCGTACTGCTCGCCGATTCGCATGCCGCATCGGCACGTGGGCATCAGCTATTACGACCTGCTGTACGACCTCCAGGTCATCAAAACGACGCTTTTCCGGCAAGCGCTCGACAACCTGTACCTGACGAACAACCAGGGCTATGCGGTCGATTGGAAGAACGTGAACATGGGCGACATGCTCGTGAGTCGCCCGGGCCGCATCGTGCGCACCAACGGCGCGCCAGAGGGCGCGATTATGCCGCTCACGACGCCCTCGAACATGATGGCGCAGGTCGTGCCGGCGCTCGAATACTGCGACTTGCAGCGCGAGATGCGCACGGGCATCGGCAAAGACACGATGGGCGTGGATGCGGACGCGTTGCAGGACGTGACCAAGGGCGGCCAGCTTGCGGCCATGTCGGCCGCCGCGCTCAAGGTTGAACTCGTCGCCCGATTGCTCGCCGAGGGCGTCAAAGACGTGTTCGGCAAGATTCACCGCCTGCTCATGCGCCACCAGGACAAGCCGCTCACGCTGCGCTTAACGGGGCGCTGGGTCGATGTGGACCCGTCGCAATGGCGCGAGCGCACACAGGTCAGTGTGAATGTGGGCCTGGGCTCCGGCAATCGCGAGGAATCGCGCGCCAACCTGATGTTGCTGGCCCAGGCTCAGCAACAGGTCGGGCAGGCATTCGGCCTCGTGGGCCCGAAGCAAGCATATGAGACGTTCAAGGCGCTCTCGCATCTGCTCGGCTTCGAGAACCCCACGCAGTTCGTCATGGACCCGGATTCGCAGGAATACCAGCAAGCCCAGGCGCAAAGGGCGCACATGCCGCCCGACCCGCGTATCGCCGCCGCGCAAATCAAGACGCAGGGCGATCAGCAGATCGAGCAGATGCGGCTCGCGGCTGCACAGACGAAGGCGCAATCGGACGCGGCGCAGGCTCAGGCCGAGCTCGTGCACGGCGCGCAGCAGGCGCACACCGAGGCGGCCACGCAGCAGGCTCAGATGCAAAGCGCCGAGTTCCAAACGATCTACCGCGCGCTGGCGCAGATCGTTGCCTCGCAACTGAAACAGGACGCGCAGGCCGATGCTGGCGCGGTGATGAATCACGACATGAACGAGGTGCGCGGTGGCGCTTGAAGACGAGGTGAAGCGCGGCGGCGACGCGCGGCAGGTGCTCGAATCGACGATCTTCATCGAGGCGCGCAAGCACGTGCTCGATGGCATCGAAACGCAGATGCGGCGTGTGCCGATGGCAGACCAAACGATGCACACGCGGCTGATTCTCGCGTTGCAGTGCTGGGACGCGCTCGAAAAGTACCTCGAGCAGATCAAGCAGACGGGCGAGATTGCCGACTTCCAACTTGAACAGGCCGAACGCAAGCGGCGCTTCCAGATATTCGGCTAGACCACACCACTTTCGACGACAGGCCTCGCATTCGCGGGGCCTTTTTTTATTGAGGCCAGCAAATGAGCGACGTGCAAGCCACCACCCAACCGGGCGCGGCAGACTTCTCGATGCCTGACGAGTCGGCGTTCCAAAGCCTTTACGACGGCGGCGCATTCGAGCCGAGCACCAACGCGAACGCCGCAGCCGATGCCGAGGCCCAGCGTCGCGCGCAGGAAGGCGCGCAGAACGCTCAGACGGGCCAGCAAGAGGACGGCGCGCAAAGCCAGGGCCAGGAGAACGGCGACGGCGCGCAAGGGCAGCAAGACGGCCAGCAAGCGGCGGCAAAGACGGAAGAGGCGCCGACCTATTCGAGCCTCGACGAGTTGCTCACCTCGCTCAAGGTCGATCCGGCCTCGGCCAAGTCGCTTGCGGTGACGGTCAAGGTCGATGGCGTCGAAACACAGGTGCCGCTCGAAAAGGTGCTGCACAGCTACCAACTCGAAGGCCACGTCAACAACAAGTCGATCGAGGTATCGAACCAAAAGCAGGCGCTCGAGCAAGAGCGCGTGCAATGGCGTCAGGCCACACAGCAGGCATTGCAGCAGCATCAGGCGATGGGGCAACTCGCCATGCAGCTTATCAATCACGACTTCCAGAAGGTCGATTGGAACACGCTGCGCGCGAACAACCCGGCCGAATTCGCCGCGCTGCAAAGCGAGTTTCAGCAGCGCCAAGGCCAGATTCAGCAGTTTCTCGGTCAGGTGCAGCAGCACCAAGCGCAGGCCCAGCACGAGCAGCAGCAGGCCATGCAACAAAACCTCGCGGCCGAGCGAGACAAATTACAGCAGGCCATTCCCGAGTGGCGCGACCCCGCAGCCTTCGAGAAAGACCGTCAACAGATTGCGCAGTACGCCCGCAACCTTGGGTTCCAAGACGCCGAGCTTAGCCAGATATTCGACCACCGCTACATGCGAGTTCTGCATGACGCGGCGCGTTATCGGGCGCTCCAAGCGGCTGCTCCCCAGGCTTTGAAGCAGGTCCGGCAAGCCCCGCCAGCGGCGGCCCCGGGATCTCGGACGAATGCGAACCCGAGCGACTCGCGCCGTCAGGCCGCGATCGAGCGATTCAACCGAAATCCGGGCGACGAGGACGCGCAAGCCGCCGTCTTCTCGCTGTTCGAATGAGCTAGGAGCCCAAAGTGAGCGTTCCATCCAACACGTTTCAGACCTTCACGCAAAAGAACATCCGTGAAGACCTGATCGACGCGATTTACAACGTCGATCCTTTCAAAACCCCGTTCCTGAACATGGCGAAGAGGGCCACGGCCAAGCAAACGAACCATGAATGGGATACGGATTCGCTGGCGGCTCAAAACCTGAGCAACGCGGCGGTCGAAGGCGATGACCCGACGCCGCAAAACGTCACGCCTACGGCGCGCATGGGCAACTACACGCAGATCAGCACGAAAACCGTGTCGATCTCGGGTACGTCGGAAGCCGTCATCGCGGCCGGCGGCTCCAACAAGATGGGCTACCAGTTGCTCAAGAAGTCGAAGGAACTCAAGCGCGACATGGAAGGCATCTTGACCTACAACCAGGCCAAGAACGCCGGTTCCAGCACGACTGCGCGCTTGCTCGCCGGCTTGCCCGCGTGGTTGCAGCAAAACACCGTGTTCCAGACGGGCGGCACGCCATCGGGTGCTAATCCGGCCGTGGCTTCCAACGGTTGGACGGACGGCTCGCAAACTCGCGTCTACAACAGCGTGACGCAGACCGTCACCGAGAATCAGGTGAAGCAGGTTTTGCAAAAGTGCTTCAACTCGTCGGGCGACTGCCCCGAGTACGCGCTCATGTCCTCGGTGAACAAGCAGAATTTCAGCGCGTTCTCCGGCAACGGCACGCGGTTCAACGAGGTGCAGGACAAGACGCTGCGCACCGTCGTCGACGTGTACGAGAGCGACTTCGGTGACGTGAAGCTCGTCCCCGATATCTTCCTCGCGCATTCGGGCGACATTTTCTTCATCAACCAAAACTTCGTGCGCGTGGCGTATCTGCGCCCCTTCCAAACGATTCCGCTCGCCAAGACGGGCGACTCGACGAAAAAGGAATTGCTCGTCGAGTACACGCTCCAGATGGGCAACGAGCACGCGCACGGCGCGATCTACGACACGGACGGCTAATCGGCCCCGCGTCACAACTGAGTCTCCTCCACGTTGCGAGTGGGTTTGGGGCGGTCTTCGGATCGCCCCATTTTTTTGGGGTTGAGAAAATGTCGATGCTGAAAAAGATTCTCGCTGCGGTGCTGATGGCGCCGCTTCTCGCGCTCGCCTCGCCGGTACGCGATCACGGGCTGACGTTCGATACGAGCGGGGCGCCTTCTCCCACGCTTGGCATGGCCGGCGACGTTGCAATAGACCCGTCCACCGGCATCCTATACACGAAGGATGCAACGCTCGGTTGGCAAGTGACGTTCACGCCGAGCGGCGCGAGCACCACGCCCACTTTCACGAGCGTCACGGTGAGCGGCCTCACGGCCAACTCGATGATGTATCCGGGTGCGAGCGGGTTGTTGACCTCGACCGCTGCGGCCACGAACGGGCAATTGCTCATCGGCTCGACGGGCGCCGCACCGGCGCTCGGCACGCTCACGGGCACCGCCAATCAGGTCAGCGTCGGCAACGGCGCGGGGTCGATCACGCTCAGTTTGCCTTCGACGCTGGCGATTCCTGGAACGATTTCCAGCGTCAACGGAACTGCGACTGTTGGAAATGGTGTGGCGGTTGAGGTAGCCACGGCCAATTTCTTGACGCAAGGCGCCAACATCAGCACCACGCCGGTTTACACCGTGCCTGCCGGCAAAGGTGGACGTTATCGCGTGACGATGAATACCGTGTTGGTCACGCCCGACGGCGCCTCATCGACGTTGCCAAACACCCTCGTTTCATGGACCGATTCCGATAGCAATGGCACACCGAGCGCCAACATCGGCGCCACGAGCACCGGCAATAACACGAACTCGGCATCCCTCGGGCAGATCACCGTCTATGCCAAGGCGGGCACCGCGATCAACATCGCGACGAGTGGCTATGCCTCGGGTACGGCCGGCGCGATGAAATATAACGCGCGCTACCAGGTCGATTACCTCGGCCAGTAAGGAGACATGCCATGTCCAAATGGACTCCTATCGCGCCGTGGCGCCCGATTCCTGGCGTCGGTCAAAACCTCACGATTGGAGGCGCGTCAGTCGCCTCCACGGCTTTCGACCCGAACAGCGAGGGCTATCAGGCAGTGTTCGTGTCGGCGACCGGCAATTGCCATATCGCGGTGGGGACCGCGCCGGCCGCCACTGGCACCGACATGCTCATCAAGGCGAGTGATCCCCCGCTGCTTGTGCGCGTCGGAAAGGGCGACAAGATCGCCGTGATCCAGGACGGCGCGGCCACGGGCACGCTCAACATCGTTCCAGCAACGCATTGATTTATGGACACGACGAACGCCCACGGCGCGCCGCTGCAACCGCAGGATGACGGCAAGCGCATTACGTACCACGAGGAAGACGGAAAGATTCATCTCCGTTATGAGCAGGACGTGGCGGCGGTGCTCAAGGTCAACCACGAGCAGCGCGCGGCCGAGGGCTCATGCAGCCGCATTGGCGAGTTTCACCAGACCTTCCGCGTGCCGGAAGTCGTCATGCTCGACATCAAGTTCAAGTACGGCTGGGACTACATGAACCGCGAGCACTGGCCGTTCGTCAAAGCGATCCTAAAAGGCCCGGAATACGCGGCCTTTCGCACCACCAATCGGAAGATTTGAGCCATGACGATCGTTGCCGATTACGCCTCGCTCAAACAGGCGGTGCAGGATTGGAATGCGCGCACGGACGCTGGCGACAACATCGATTACTTCATCCAGCGCGCCGAGCAGACCATCTATCGCGACATATTCGCCGTGAATGACGGTGTGGGCGTGCGGCCGATGGAAGCGACACTCAATGCGACGATCTCGAGCAACGTCGTCGCGTTGCCGGCGGGATACCTCGGGCTGAAATACGCGCTGCTCAACATGAGCGGAAACGTCTACCAGCTTGAGCGCCGCAACGCCGAATTCATCTACACGCAGTACCCGAACCGACAGGCGAGCGGCGTGCCGCAGTACATCGCGCGCGACGGCCAGAACTTTGTTTTCGGGCCGTGCCCGGATAGCGCTTACGCGGTGAGCGGCATCTACTGGCAGCAGTCGGCCGCGCTTTCCTCGACGAACACCACCACGTGGATGACGAGCGCGATACCGATGATTCTGCTGGCGGCCTGCAACAAGGCGATTGCCGCGTTCAACAAGGATGCCGAGGCGGCGCAGTGGTGGGACGCCGACTATCGCGATCAGATGGGCGCCTTTTTACTGGCTGACCGCGCCGAGGAACAAAGCGGCTCGGCCTTCGCGATGGTGGCCGCCTGATGCTACTGCCCATCGCCGATTACGCGCCGGACCTGCCGCCGAACAACTCGCGCGGCGCGTCGAGCAATATCGTCAACCTCTTTCCGCGCACGAAAGAATCGTGGGGCCCGGTCGGCACGCTTTCGACCTACAGTTCGAGCGCGCTCACCTCGCAGTGCCTCGGCGCGCTGATGGCGATCGACACGGGCGCGAACAACTACCTCTTTTGCGGCGACGCCGGCAAGCTCTATCTGATGAGCCCGGGCAACGCCTCGTTCACGAACGTCAGCAAGAGCGGCGGCTATTCGCTCGCGAGCATTGAGAAGTGGTATTTCACGCAGTATGGCCAGACGATCATTGGCGCGGGCCAAGGGCAAAACCTACAGGCCTACACGCTTGGTTCGAGCACGGCGTTTGCCGATCTGGCGGGCTCCCCGCCGCAGGCGCGCTACATCGCGACGATCAAAGATTTCGTCATGGTGGCGAACACGTACGACGGCACGAACGGCGAGCAGCCGCAGCGCGTGCAGTGGTGCGCGGTGGATGCGCCCACGACGTGGCCCGCGCAGGGCAGCACGCAGGAGGCGCAGACCCTTGCGGGCTCTCAGATCATCCCGGGCGATCAGGGCTGGATTACGGGACTTGTCGGGAATCTGGGCACCGCCGATGGCGCGGTGTTCTTCGAACGTGCGATATGGCGCATCGTCTATCAGGGCTCGCCAACCGTGTTCGGCTTCTACCCGGCCGAGGGTGTGCGCGGCACGCCGGCGCCCAAGAGCATCGCGCAGCTTGGCGCGCTCGTTTATTACCTGGGCGAAGACGGCTTCTATGCGTTCGACGGTTCGAGCTCGACGCCGATCGGTGTGGATCGCGTGGATAAGACGTTTTGGGCCAACGTCAATACGACCTATCTGTATAACGTGATAGGTGCGATCGATCCGCTTAACCGCCTCGTCATGTGGCTGTATCCGTCCAATTCGTCCATCAACGGCATGCCGGACTCGCTGCTCGTGTTCAATTGGGCGCTCGGCAAATGGGGCTTTGCGCAGATCAACGCCGAGTATATTTTCCGCGCGATCAGTCAGGGCTATTCGCTCGACTCGCTCGACGGATACGCCGGTGGCGCATACAACCTCGATACGCTGCCGTTCTCGCTCGATTCGCGGGTGTGGACCGGCGGCCAAGTGCTGATGGGCGCATTCAATCCTTCGCACCAGCTTTCGTACTTCGCCGGTTCAGCGGCGAACGCAACGGCCGACACGGTCGAAGTGCAACCGATCGCGGGCCGGCGCGGTTTCATCCGATCGGCGCGGCCGATAATCGACGGCGGCTCGCCTTCGGTGCAGATCGGCTACCGCAATCGCCTGATCGACGCGGCAGCCTTCACGAGCGCGAGCGCGATCAACGCCAACGGCGAATGTCCGCTTCGCGTCGATGCGCGCTACGTGCGCGGACGGATCACGACAAGCGGCGCTTTCACGCATCTGCAAGGCATCGAGATACCGGACGATGCCGTGACACCATCGGGGCGCAAATGACGACGCAAGGCTATACGGTGCCCCCGGTGACGATGCCGGACGAAAAGGAGCACCGCCGCCAGATCGCCCAAGCGTTGGCGAACGCCATGGCCGGCAAGTTGAACGCGGTGAACGAAATCACGCTTGCTGCCGGCACCACGACCACGACGATCATTGACGCGCGGATCGGTGCGAACACGTTTTTCGGATTTCAGCCGATGACGGCCAACGCGGCGGCGGCGCTCGGGAGCCTCTATGTGTCATCTCAGGCGAACGGAACCGCGACGATCACGCACGCGAACACGGCGACGGTCGATCGCACGTTCCGCCTACTTCTCATAGGCTAATTCATGCTCTACGGCATCCAGCGCGATCAAATTAGCGAGGTGTGGCCGGAGGTGTGCCCATGGATCGAAGCGGCTGCCGAGACGACGCGCGGCAAATGGGATGCAGAAGACATTCGAGCCGGCCTCTTGACGGGAGAGGATCAACTCTGGATTTGGAAGACCGACACCGCGTTCGCGGTGGGCGTCACCCGTCTCGCGAACTACCCGAAACAACGCGTCTGCAATCTTCGCATCGTCACGGGCACGAGCATGGCCGAGTGGGCCCAGCCGTGCATCGAGACGATCGAGGCGTGGGCGAGGGAAAATGGATGTCACGCGATGGAGTTTCAGGCTCGGCCTGGCTGGGAGCGATTCCTCAAAGGCCGTGGCTACGACAAAACGCACGTCTACATGGAACGCGCGCTATGAAACTGATTCGCAATCCCCGCGAGGTCGCGCTGATGCGGCTCGCGCTGCCGATTGTCCCGGCCAACGGGGGCGGCGGTGGCAATACCACCAGCAACACGGTCGCGACGCCATGGACGGGCCAGCAACCCTATCTGAGCAACGTCTTTCAGGGTGCGCAGAACACGTACGACCAGTACGCCGCTAATCCGGCATCGTCGGTTGCCGGCTTTACGCCGATGCAAGGCCAGGCGATGGGCATCACGCAGAACGTCGCGAACGGCACGAACTTCGGATATGCGCCGACGCTGAACAACGCGGCCGGCGGCTACACGACGAACCTGTTGGGCGGCGCGTATCTGAATGCCAACCCTGCGAATGGGCAACTGAACTGGCTTGGCGGCAACAATACCGGAGCCACCGCGCTAACGCGACTCAGCGACAACGGATCGGGCACGGCCGCACTCTCCGGGATGAGCAACAACGGCACGGGCACGGCGAGCCTGTCGAACTTCGCGGCCGGCGGGATGCTGAACAACCCGTACGAGTCTGGCGCCGTCAACGCTGCGAATGATGCCATCACGCGCGCCTATCAGACCGCGACGGCGCCGCAGACCGCAAGCGCGTTCGAGGGCTCGGGCCGCTTCGGCTCCGGTGCGTATAACCAGGCGGTAAGCCAGAATCAGCAAGACCTCGCGACGCAACTCGGCAACACCGATGCAGGGCTGCTTGCGAACCTGTATCAGCAGAACATGGGCAACATGCTGTCGGCGGCTGGCACGCAAGCAGGACAGCAGCTTTCGGCTGCCGGCACGCAGGCCGGTCAGCAACTCTCAGCGGCCGGAACGCAAGCGGGACAGCAGTTGGGCGCACTCGGTACGCTTGGCCAGAACTACAACACGGCGGCACAACAACAGCTTGCGGGCTCGTTGAACGCGCCGAATCTCGTCAATTCGATCAACGGCGCCGCGACGAACCTATACAACATGGGCGGCAATCAGCAGGCGCTCGAGCAATCGCAGATCAACGCGCCGTGGCAGTTGCTCAACAACTACTCGAACCTCATTCAAGGCCAATACGGCGGCAATACGAGCACGACGACGCCGTATTACCAGAATCAACTCGCGGGCGGCTTGGGCGGCGCGGCGAGCGGCGCGGCGATGGGCAGCATGTTCGGGCCATGGGGCACCGCAATCGGCGCTGTCGGCGGCGGCCTGTTGGGGGCTTTCTCCGATCGGCGATTGAAGGCTGACATCTGTGCGACCGGCAAGCGTCTGCCGAACGGCTTGCCGCTCTATCGCTTCCGCTACGTGTGGGAAGAGCCGGACGTTGAGCACATCGGCGTCATGGTGGACGAAGCGCGCAAGGTCGCGCCGCACGCCGTCTTCCGGGACATCAGCGGCTTCGACAAGGTGAACTATGCGGCGCTCGGGGGTGAACATGTCTTCTTCCATTGATAGCCTGCTTCCTTTGCTCGCGCGCCTTGCGCCGG